GTTCAGATACACTTTCACAGGTAACGAACTGGTCTTTGGACGTAACACAAGACACAGTTGAAGTGTCAAATATAGGTAGCACAGTTAAGACATTTGAAACAACTATGTCTGGCTGGACTGCCACAGTTGATTTATTTTATGATGAAGCAGATACTGCTCAAGGCGCTATTAAAACTGCTGCTGGTATTCCAGCTGGTGCTCAGGGTTCAGTAACAGCAAACTTCTACTATGAAGGCACAGCTTCAGGTGTTGATAAGTATTTATATGGATCAGCATATGTAACTGGTTTTTCAGTTAGCCAAGAAGCTAATGGTGTTGCAACAGCTTCAATAAGTTTACAAGGCACAGGCGCATTAACTGAAGGAACTGCTTCATAATATGTCTAAAATTGGTGAACGCTTAATTGCAATTCAACAATCTAAAGAGAAAAGTTCCTTTAGTGTTGAAGGTTTAGGTGAAAATGGACAACCTTTGAAAGTCTATTATTCTAAATTAAAAGTTCGTGAAGATGAAAAATTAAGGAGATTACATCCTAAATTTTATGATGATGTTTTATCTGGTTCAATACCATCCATGAATGCTTTGGTCGATTTAATTTGTATGAAAGCAGAAAATGAAGATGGCACAAAAATATTTGATGATACAGATAAACTTGAACTTCGCGGAATGGATGTAGCGTTCATTATGAATATTGCTACTCAAATGTTGAATGATTTATTTGATGAACCAACATTAGAGCAAGCTGAAAAAAACTTATAACCTATCCACATTGGCTGGCTATTTATAGTTTGGCGGATAGGAAAAACCAGCCGCTTGACGCCATATTAGATATGTCAATATCTGAATATGTTCATTGGATTGCGTTTTATAAACTTCAAGAAAAAGGATTAAAAGATGGCAAATAAATTCGTAACTGAAATTTCAGCTCGCGATAAATCAAAAACAGCTTTTCGTTCATTTAGAGGTAGTTTAAAAAACGCTAGTAAATCTTTATTTAGCTTTAAAGGGGCTTTATCTGGTATTGCAACCAGTGTTGGTGCCATGCGATTGGCAGACGCAACAAAACAAGCAATACAATTTGGAGCTCAAATACAAATTACAGCTGATAAAATTGGTGTTTCAACGGAAGCTCTACAAGCTTTTAGATTAATGGCTGAACAAGTTGCCGGGGTTCAATCTACAACATTGGATATGGCACTCCAAAGGTTTAGCAGAAGGCTTGGCGAAGCTGATAGAGGAACAGGCGAGCTATTAGGAACATTAAGAGAACTTGGAATATCAACACGTGATAGTGCTGGGAACATTAAAACAACAAAAGAAGTATTATTTGAATATGCTGACGCTGTAATGAACGCAGAAAGTGATCAAAGGGCTTTGATGATGGCATTTAAAGCGTTTGATAGTGAAGGCGCCGTTTTAGTTGGATTATTAAAAGAAGGTGGAGAAGCTTTAAGAGAAAGTTATAACAAAGCATTAGAAAGTGGGGCTATTTTAACTCAAGGAGCAACCTTAAGAAGTAAAGAACTAAATTCAGCATTAGCATTGCAAGGTCAAATAATAAACACTCAACTAAAAGGGATATTTCTTGAATTTGGTGAAATATTAGTCAGTATTACAACCAAAATTGCAAGTGCAACAAAAGCTGTTAGACAATTTTTTATGTCAGACAGTCAAAAAGCATTAGATGATTTAGCTGGTAAAACTAGGGAAGAACTTTTACCTGCCTGGGCAGATTATACAATGCAGTTGCATGAAGCCAAAGCTGCTTTTAATGAAATTGCAACATCAACAAAAATTGCTGACGTGTTAAATCGTAAAGGTTTATTAGAAGATATTGAAACTTTAGAAAAAATCATTGCTGGAATTGATGAGTTAATGTTGAAAGCTGGTTCTGGTAATGATGACGCCCCAGTTCCCGGCTTTTTAAAAGGTTTTGAAACTGGATTAAAAAACATTGAAAAACAATTACCAACATTAGAACAAGTTGGAATGGATTTTGCTAAAAAGTTTGAAACAGGATTGGTTGGCGCTTTTGATAGTATTATTGATGGAACAAAATCCGTTAGTGAAAGCTTAAAAGATTTAGGAAAAATGCTTTTAAAAGAAGCAATGCGAATGATTATATTTAGAGCCATTATAGCGCCATTTACAGGGGCTTTTGGTGACTTTTTAGGAAGCATTGGATTACCAGCCCCAGCAAAACAATTTGGTGGCACAGTTCAAAAAGGTAAACCTTACATGGTTGGTGAAGCCGGCCCTGAACTCATAATACCTGGCGCGTCAGGACAAGTTGTTCCAAACAGTCAATTGGGCGGTGGTTTTGTTCAAAATGTTTATATAGAAACTGGTGTTGCTGCAACTGTTAGAAGTGAAATAATGAACTTATTACCAGCAATTGCAGAAGTTTCACAAGGATCATACATTGATAATAGAAAACGAGGTAGGGCATGACAATTACTTATCCATTAACTTTGCCTGATACTACAAGTTTTGCAAGCGTTAGAATTTTAGCTAAAACAACAGTTGGATTAACACAAAGCCCATTTTCTTATAAACAACAAGTTTATAAATTTTCAGGTGAATTTTGGGAAGCAGATGTTCAATTAGTTCCCATGAAAAGAAACACTTGTGAAGATTGGATAAGCTTTCTAACCCAATTAAAAGGCATTTATGGCACATTTTATCTAAATCCAGACCCAAATGGATTAACTGCCAGGGGAACTTGCAGCGTAACTCCAGGCACTCCTATTGTTAATGGAGCTCATTCTGCAAGAGCAAATACATTATCAATAACAAATGCTGGAACTTCTCAAACAAACTATTTTAAATCAGGTGATTACATATCAATTGGAACTGGAACATCCAGGCAATTGTTAAAAGTTTTACAAAACACAAATACAGACAGTTCAGGTAATTGTGTTGTTGATATATTTCCGGCATTAAGAACTGATTTATCAGGAAGTGAAAGTATAACTGTAAGCAATGCAACTGGTGTTTTTAGATTAGCTTCAAATGAAATGAACTGGAATGTTAATCATGCTTCAGTTTATGGAATATCATTTACAGCTATTGAAGCTCTTTAATGAACAAAAATTGCAAATGTGTGACTTGTAAATGCAAGAAAAAAAGACCAATTAGGCAGCAACAGGGCACATATACACGAATTGTTAAAAATAAGAAAAAATATTTAAGAAAATCAAAACATGAAAGACAAGAATTGGAAAGGGAAGCGCAGTCATAAAGCGACTAAATACCCGTGGATTGAAAAAGTTAAACAAGAAATTATTTTTGGCAAAAGAAGCCAAAGAAAAAAAGCTAAACAATTAAAAAGAGAAAAACTAAATGGCTAGAACTATAAATTTTGCTGGTAAAATAGCAGATACAGAAGTGCAGCCATTTTTTGCTGTTGAAATAGATTTTTCAGGTTCAATAACTAGAACATTTTACACAACTGTTATGCAAGTTGGTGGATCAACTGGAAGTGTTAACAAATACGCTATAAACGAAGTTCAACAAGAAATAATAACTGTTAGCAGAGGAAACACAATTAAATTTGACCAAAGTGACAGTTCAAATTCCGGCCATCCAATTGAATTTTCAACAACAGAAGATGGAACTGATTATACAACTGGTTATTCTTATACTGGTTCAGCTGGAACAAATGGTGTTGCTCAATTAGTTGTTGACGCAACAGCTCCAGATACACTTTGGATAAAATGTGCAAATCATTCTGGAATGGGCATGCAAATGAATATTGTTGATCCTGAAGTAAGGGCCTGGACAGGATATGGTGATATTACAATAAGCAGCAACACATTTAAAGGGCTTGGAGATTTAATAAGTATTTCCAATATGCAACAAGGCGGCAATTTGACGGCAGATGGAATAACTTTAAGTTTATCTGGAATACCAACAAACTTACTTACAGCAGCATTAGAAGAAGAATATCAAGGAAGGGATGTAACAATTTATTTTGGATGTTTGGATGATGATGGTTCATTAACAACAACTCCATATGAGCTATTTTATGGCAAAACAGATCAAATGAACATTATTCAAGGAAGTGAAGTTGTGACAATTAATGCAACTGTTGAAAGTAGTTTGATTGATTTTGAAAGAAATAAATTAATTAGATATACAGATGAAGCCCAAAGGTCACTTTATTCAACTGATACTAGTTTAAGGTATGTTGCTGGATTGCAAAATAAAGAAATATTATGGGGCGTTCCATTTAGTCAAGTTGCAAATGTAATTTCTGACGCTGAAAGGGAAGCAATGTTGGAAGAAGCTAGAAGAAAAGCTTTAGCTGGTGAAATAAATCCGTTTGGTTAAATATGTCCAATTTAGATGATTATATAGCAACCCATTTGCATAAACCTTTTGAATGGGGAAAAAATGATTGTATTACATTTGCCATGGGAGCTGTTAAAGCTGCAACTGGAATTGACCATTTAAGACACATAAAAAAATGGAATAATGCTTATACTGGGAAAAGAGTTTTAATAAAATTTTTAAAACATAAAGATATTGTTGAAGCTTTTGATGTTCGCTTTCGCCAACATAAAAATAG